TACCATAGAGGAACTGGATGGGGAAGATAGCAGTCAATAAAGTATACACACATCTCAAGAGGTCAGACAAGAAGATAGTAGTCGAGCAGGGTGGTACTCGTAGCGGTAAGACCTACAACATCCTCCTATGGCTCATCTTCTACTACTGCACCAAGAACACAGGCAAGACGGTGACCATAGCAAGAAAGACCTTCCCAGCTGTCCGCAGCTCTGTGATGCGTGACTTCTTCGGCATACTCAAGCAGCACGACTTGTACATAGAGGACAAGCACAACAAGTCCAACAGCGAGTATGTACTCAACGGCAACCTAGTAGAGTTCGTATCCCTCGACCAACCTCAGAAGATACGAGGGCGTAAGCGAGACCTCGCATTCTTAAACGAGGCTAACGAGTTGAGCTTCGAGGACTGGCAGCAGATAGTGTTCCGTACTAACGGCAGGATCATACTTGACTACAACCCTTCCGATACCTACCATTGGATCTATGACAGGGTTATCCCTCGTGAGGATGTGGACTTCTACCAAACCACATACCTAGACAATCCCTTCCTTGACGAGACAATCAAGGAGGAGATAGAGAGACTGAAGGAGACGGACGAACACTACTGGCGTGTCTATGGACTAGGAGAGCGAGGAACTAACCGAGCGCAAGTGTTTCAATTCACAACCCTACAGCAAGTACCTAGCACAGCAAAGTTCCTGTCCTATGGCTTGGACTTCGGATTCACCAATGACCCCTCTGCTCTGGTGCGCTGTTACCAAGATGGGAACAACCTCTACTTCGAGGAGATGCTATACAGTACTAACCTCACTAACCACGACCTAGCAGTACGCTTCAATGACATAGGGGTAGGTAGGTACGAGGAGATATTTGCAGACTCGGCAGAGCCTAAGAGTATAGAGGAGCTACACAGGATGGGCTGGAACATCAAGCCTACTACTAAGGGTACGGATAGTGTGAACGCTGGTATAGATATGCTCAAGCGTTACAAGCTCCACATCGTAGGGGCTAACTTGATGAAGGAGATGGAGAACTATAGATGGATGGAGGACAAGAATGGCAACCTCCTTAATAAGCCAGAGGATAAATGGAATCACCTTATTGATGCAGCGAGATACGGTGTATACAATAAATTAAGCAAACCGAACTATGGAAGATACGCAATCCGTTAAGCTACAAGTACCAGAGAGTCTAGCAGACATACCTATCAGTAAGTACAAGAAGTTTATCGCTATGGCTACTGAGGACAATGGTGACGAACAAGCACTCTACCACTTCTGCGGTCTTACACCTTCCCAGCAGGAGCGTATGAAGGTATCAGACAAGAACCGCCTACGCCTTATACTATCTACTGCACTAAGTGCGAAACCAGCTCTAGTACAGACCTTCGAGTTCAAAGGAGTCAAGTATGGCTTACATCCCAAGATAGAGGACATCAGTATGGGAGAGTATGTAGACCTTGACGAGCTACTCAAAGAGCCGTACAAGAACGCAGAGAAGGTGCTAGGCATCCTCTACCGTCCTATCACTTCTAAGAAGTTTGGCAAGTACCTCATCGAAAACTACGACCCAGACAAGCACACAGGCGAAGGCTTTGACGAGCTAGGCACGAATATATTACTAGGGTGTATGCTTTTTTTTTATCGTTTAGAAATCGCCTTGCTGATAACTTTCCTTCGATCTTCACAGAAGGAGGAGATGACGAACCAGCCTTCGACAAGCAAACCCAGTTCTCCAAAAAGTGGGGCTGGTATAGCGCAATCCATCAGATTGCTGGAGGCGATATCACGAAGTTTGACGAAGTAACAGACTTGCCTATGCGTACCTGTCTCACCTTTCTAGAGTTCGTGATGGATAAGGGAGATGTTGAAAAGTCAATAGCCAATTCAAAAAGAAGGTAGGATATTAAGAATCTTTTGTGTATTATTGTTGTATACTAATCAAAACACAAGAGAGATGAACTTGTACGAACAACTTACACAGCCTCACAGAGACAAGCTACAAGAGGAGGCAGACAAGTACCCTACAACTGGGAAGCTAATCAAATACGCCCTAGAGCATAACAGCTCAATGATGGGGTTGACTATCAAGGAAGCGATGGACATACACACCATCCTCTTCCCTTTCGAGCCGTTCTCATTGTCTAACCTATTTAGCTTAGTGTGATGGACTACTTAGACTGGGAACTAGCGGTGTACCAAGACTACGAAGGTCGTATGTGCGACATCTGTGGGGAGTACAATGATGATGACTGGCGGTGCGAATGCTGTCACGATTGCAATAAAACCTCGTGCGAATGCGAGGAAGAAGAGATACATTTGGGTATATAGTGGTGGTTCGCTATATAGGTTTGGTTGAGAGGGGGCAGTAGCTCCCTCTTTTTTTATCCCATCTTTTACGGATGGGGTTTTTTAATTATATGAAGAAAGGATACTACCAAATAACTGAGGCACTTAAAACAGCAGCCGAATCAAACGACCACATCAATCAAGTGAGCTGGGGCAACATATTCGACCTAGACTTCCGTAAGATGGATATGTACCCTCTGGCGCATATCATTACAGGGAACGCCACACTCAACGAGCGCACCATCACCTACGACTTCGACATACTCATTATGGATATAGTCGACTACAACAAGGATGCTAAGGACTTGTATGAGGGAGGTATGATGAAGCAAGATATCTACCATAGAACACTAGCTACCCTATCTGAGATCCTCGCTACGTTCCGTAGAGGTACGGAGTACGAGGCTTACTTCCGTTTGACTAATGATCCAGTAGCGCAGCCCTTTGATGAGGACTACGAGGCTAATGTGTGCGGCTGGATGGCTACGCTATCTATTGAGGCAATCAATCCTAACAACATCTGCTAATGGATGGCAACATTAACAAGGATAACACCAAAGCAGCCCTAGACAAGTTTGGTAAGTACCTAGTCAAAGAGGCTAGGAAGAACCTCACACGCAAGAAGAAGAACAATACTAAAGCACTATATAACTCTCTAGACTACGAGGTGAATGTGATGCCCAACAGCCTCACCTTCGACTTTCTTATGGAGGAGTATGGGGAGTGGGTAGACAAAGGGCGCAAGGCAGGTAAGATGCCTCCTGTAAAAAACAAAAAAGGAGAAGGTATACTGAAATGGGTTGAACACAAAAGGATACAATTCAGAGACAATAGTGGTAAGTTTGAAAGCTACAGAACTACAGCTTTTATTATTGCTCAAAGCATCAAGAAGCGAGGTATACCAGCTACCAAGTTTTACACTAGACCATTTAATCTAGGCTTCGCTAAACTACCTTCAGAGCTTACTCAAGCCTATGCACTAGACGTAGAGGAGTTCCTAGACTATACATTGAATGAACTAAACGTAACATACAAAAATGGCAGTAAATAGCCCAACAGGACTACTAGGAGTACGCAGTCCTATCTTCATCACTTGGGACGGTACAGGTACAGCAGCAAGTGACATCTACTACTTCAAGCTAGAAATCTACGCTTGGACAGGTGATAAGGATGTGCGCCCTGCTGATCCTGTGTACACCATAGACAGGACTACAGGCTTCGTGAACTCATACCCTACCGCTGACATAGCCCCCTTCCTAGAGAACCTATTCGACCAGAAGACTACCAACCTAGACACAGATACCTTTACTACCTTGAGCAGCGACAGCCTACTCTGGGTAGAGGTAGACTACGACATCGAGTACTTAGATGACCCATTCATAGTAAACGACACAGGCACGACTACACGCTTCCTAGCAACAGATGGCTATAGCGACTTCACAGACCTAGCCAATAAGGACATCGGTCAAGCTATCCTTATGGAGGCAAGTGAGAAGTACCTATACGAGTTTGACACTTACAATATGCCTATCTACTTGGGTGACGTAGGCAGTAGCTACCAGACCAATGCAGTCAAGGTTAAGATACTTGGATCAGACGGCACGAGTGACGAGGTGACGATCACCATAGGCACAGGAGAGGATGCAGAGGATAGAGTGCTACTCTTCCCTGTTGGTATCCCTAACCTACAGAACTACCTATACAACGAGGGGCTGACATCCCTCACCGAGCCACGCACACTGCCCTACTATGATGTGCAGATACTAGACAGCGTAGATACTGTCGTAGATAGCAGGAGGTTCTATGTACAATGCGAACCCAAGTACACGCCTGTACAGTTGCAGTTCATCAACCGCTATGGTATGTGGGACACACTTACCTTCTTTAAGGCATCACGCCAATCTGTGAACGTAACCAAAGAGAGCTACCGCCAAGTGGTAGGCTCTGCTGACTCATCAGGATACGATTGGGAAACATACTCACGAGGAGCGAGAACGTACAACCACAGCCTCGCTAAACGCACTACGTTGAACACAGGATTCGTAGACGAGAGTATGAGCGACACCATAGAGGATATGCTGATGAGCGACTACGTTCTAATGACCATAGACCGTACTACGGTTCGAGTGGCTGACACTTACAACATACGCCAGTACTTCAGAGCCGTCACTATAGACACGCAGTCTGTGGCAATACAGAAACACATCAACGACAAGACTATCAACTATACGCTGGATGTTAGCTTTGCTACACCAGAGAACGCTAGACTATGATAGAGATTTACATAGGCACAGACAGGGTAGACACCTTCAAGGATGAGGATGTAAACATCACGCTCAATGTTCAGAACATACAGGACATCAGCAAGGTGTATGCTGACTACACGCAGAGCTTCAGCGTACCAGCCTCTAGGGTGAACAATGACCTCTTCAAGCACTACTACAACGCTGACGTGACTGGTGGCTTCTCAGCTGCCCTACGGCAGTCTGCTACTATCCTATTGAATAAGGAGACGTTCAGAGAGGGTAGCATCGAGCTGGTAGCAGTCAATATGCAAGGCAACCTACCGAGCAGCTATGAGATAGTGTTCTACTCAGCTGGGGTGAGTCTGATTGACTTGTTCGGTGACGATGAACTGACCAGCCTAGACCTATCAGCATACAACCATAACTACACAGGGGCAAACGTAAGGACAGGGCTTGAGAGTGGCTTGAGCAGTCGTAATATCATCTACCCACTCATCTCACCAAAGATACACGAGGTAGATGGTGTAACGCCTAAGAAGTGGTTCTACGATGGTAATAGCTCATCACACTCAGACTACAACCTAGCCTACCATACAACCAACGATACACACGGTCTACACTACTACGAACTGAAACCAGCCATACGTCTAGCTCGTATCATAGATGCTATAGAGAGCAAGTACAGCATCACCTTTAACAGCGAGTTCTTCGCTAGTGCTGAGTTCACCGACCTATATATGTGGTGCCATCGCAGGGAGGGCTTTATGTTTGAAGACCAGCCTACAGGCTTTGAACAAGCAGAGGCGGTAGACTTCACGTCTGCTACAGGGTCGGGCTTTGATATCAGTACCGATGAGCTGACTATCCCTGCTACTTACGACAGGTTCATCTGGAGATACAGCGCAACGTGTGCAGATGACTACCAGTTCCATTGGTACATCAATGACGTATTCTTTACGGCAGTCAGTCATAGCGGTAACGTCACAGACGAGGAAATATACTTCAACAGCCTAAACACAGGAGACCGTATACAGATGCGTTTCCTACCAGCTACAACCAATACCTCTATCACTTCGGTTAGTGCATCGGGTAGGGAGTTCTTAGATCCTACGAATGTGTACTGGACTGCTACTGCCTCTGGGCAGACGATCACGCAGGAGGTGGTCATTGCTGACCAAATGCCAGAACAGAAGATAAGCGACTTTATGGTAGGGCTTATCAAGACCTTCAACCTAGCCCTAGAGCCTACTAGTACCACAGCGTTTACCCTTGAACCGTTAGACGATTGGTATGCGGAAGGCAACCAGTACGACATCACCAAGCATACAGATATCACTACACGCAA